GACCGGCATTGACGAGAAGGGCGGGCTTATCCGTAGCGATGGCACGGAAGAGCTGCAAGTGTTGTACGACAGCCTCCCCCCGGCGGCCAAAACTTACGCCGGGAGCGTGGGCGGCCTGAAGGAGCTGGCCATGACCCCGGACCTGACGTACCGGCGAGTGGAGTTCCTCAAACAGTCGCGGGAGGACATTACGACAACGCCGAGGGAGGCCGCCCGGCTGCGCGGCACGTCTGACCCAGCTAGATTGGAGGCAGTCAATGGGTAAGTTCAGGGTTTTAGTGGAGTGCCGAAACGAGGGCGGCACAGATCTCCACTGCTGGATCGTGGAAGCGAAGAACCCCGGAGAGGCGGAACATATCGCCGTCTCCAGGGCTTGGGCCTTCTACCCCGAGTTTGATGAGTTTGAACCTGTGAGGACGGAGGTATGCAAAAAATGATGATAACTCCGTGTAAAGACTGCCCCGCACGGCACCCGGTATGCCACGACAGCTGCCTTAAATACGCCGAGTTCAAGCGCCAGCGCGGCGCAGAAGCCGCTTACACCCGAGAGATGCTGGACACAGGCAAGGTCTACCACTACGACCACGAGGACCGCCACCGGGAGCGGGGCCGCAAGAAGTACATGGGAGCGAACGGAGGAGCGGACAGATGAAAGTGCTTATCGCCTGTGAGGAATCACAGGAAGTATGCAAAGCGTTCCGGGCTCGTGGGCATGAAGCCTACTCGTGCGACCTGATCGAGCCGTCCGGCGGGCATCCTGAATGGCACATCCTTGGCGATGCTCTGTTGCCCCTGAGGGGGGGGCAAATTGAGACGATGGATGATAAAGGGCATTACATTGATGCTTGGGACTTGCTCATTGCGCACCCGCCCTGCACATACCTGAGCAATGCCGGCGCACGGCATCTCTGGAAAGGGCACCAGCTTCAAGCTGACCGCGTGATGCTGGGCATTCAGGGCCGTGACCTGTTTATGCGGTTCTGGTGGGCAGATGTGCCGAGAATCTGCGTGGAAAATCCCGTGCCGAGTAAGGTTTTCTGTCTGCCACCGTATACGCAAGCTGTGCAACCGTATGAGTATGGACACCCATACAGCAAGAAAACTTGCCTTTGGCTGAAGGCTCTGCCGCCACTGTTCCCGACCGATATTGTGGAGCCTGTGGCCACATGGTGCCCGTCAGGCTCCTATTCGCACAAGCACGGTGAGTATCACAAGGGAATGTTTACCACTGATCGTGCAAGGAACCGAGCAAAGACTTTTTCGGGCGTTGCAAAGGCTATGTCCGAACAATGGGGGTGATACCGGATGAGAACCCAGAAACCGCCCATCGGCACGCCCATGTGGCATGTGCTGGAACATCTGTACTACGAAAAGACCCACGCGGGGCCGCTGATGGAATACGTGATCCGCGAAGCCCGGGTGACCGACTATTTTCAGGGAGGCTACACCGAGATCAGGCTGACGGGAAAGAATGCGGGCGGGTACCTGACACCGTTTTCCTACCCACTGAGCGACATCGGGCGCAGGCTGTTTTATACCCCGGAGGAAGCCGCCCGGCTTGCAAAGCACATGACCGAGAACGAGGAGAAAATGCTCTGGTGCCGTAAACCGTTGCGCAGGCCGTGGGCGGAGTACATCATGCCGGTGTCAGAACAGACAAGCTTATTTCAGGAGGTGAGCAGATGAGCAAGAAGTACAAGCCCGGCGCATATATCGTTTCGCTCGACCACCTGATGGAGCAGGAACTTGTTTATTACGGCGGGAAACTGCTCCACAAGGGATGGTTTGGTAACTGGCAGCTGTGGTATGCGAAAACTGAGCTTGCCAGACTGCGCGTTCGGGAAGCTGTCAAAACGGAGGAAGAACATGAAACCAAAAACCAAATCTGAACTGATGGCCGAGTGGGCCAACCAGCCCGGGCAGCTCAAGAAAGAGCGGGAGGTCAAGGCTGTCCGCAAGGCGATGGACGATGCCCGCGCCGTGATGCAGGACGGTCTGACCCGGTACGTCAAGAAAAAGACCAAAGCCCGCAGCATGGCAAAGGCTGAAGCTGCCCCCTTTGCTGAGCTGGAAGGCTGGGAAAGCATGGAACAGATCCAGGATGCCTACGGCTACGGCGAGATCACAGCTGACAAGCGAGAAAAACTTACCGACCTGTGGGAAGCCCGGGAAGCTGCAAGGAACAGCCGCAAGGGCTCGGACAAGTACACAGACCTTGTGACGGAAATGCTGGAAACAGCCATCCGCAGGGTGGGCAGCGAGTACGCTGACATGCTGTTTGAGTATGACCAGCAGCGCCGGGAAGCTGAAAAGCAGTGCGAGCAGCTGGCAATGGAAGGGATGATAAAAAAATGAAAGCTATCTTGATGAGCATCCGGACGGAATGGTGCGACCTCATCATTCGGCGCAAAAAGACTGTCGAACTGCGGAAAACCTGCCCCCGTCTCCAGACACCATTCAAGGTCTATATTTGGTGCACTAAAGCGAGAACGTTTTGGGCCCGAGTTCACGGGAACGGCTGGCAGCAGCTGGACGAGCGCGTTATCGGAGAGTTCATTTGCGATGACATCCGACGCATTGGCCCTGAATACTGTGTCGTCAAAGAAGATATCGAATCTGCAATTTCTGGAAGCTGTCTCACAGTACCGCAAGTCAAAGACTATGCCGGATGGAAGTCCGGGATGAGTTATGCGGATTTGAAAGACTTGTATGGCTGGAACATTTCCGACCTGAAAATTTATGATGAGCCTGTCAAGCTTAAAAATTTCCAAGCAAAGAGGCTGGACAGGCGCGGCGGCGGACTTAAAGACGTATGCGATCCACCGCAGAGCTGGTTTTATGTGGAGGACGGCAGATGAAATTAACCCTTTACGGCGACCCCCGCACAAAGAAAAACTCCGCCCGCATCCTCAAGGCCCACGCAAACCGCCGCATTGTGGCCCCCAGCGAGGCATTCATGCAGTATCAGGAAAAGTGCATGTGGCAGATCAAGCGGCCTTACAACCCCATCACAGCCCGCGTGAACGTGCGGTGTGTGTACTACATGGCCACCCGGCGCAAGGTTGACCTTGCAAATCTCATAGAGGCGACTTGCGACATTCTGGTGAAGGCCAAGGTTCTGGCGGACGATAACAGCCAAATCGTTGCCGCCCACGATGGCAGCCGGGTGGATTACGACAAGAAAAACCCCAGAGCAGAGATCTGGATCGAAGAAATGGATGGATGATATGGACTTTCCAAACAAAAAGTACTCCGTCATATATGCAGACCCGCCATGGAGCTACCGCCAGCACGGAACCGGACCAAAAAGCCGAGGAAACGCAGAACAGCACTATCGCACAATGGATGTTGATAGCATCTGCGCGNGGGGGGGGGGGCTGCGCCCTGTTCATGTGGGCCACGTTTCCAACCGTCCCGGATGCACTTCGGGTAATGGAAGCATGGGGATTTGCTTATAAAACCGCCGCCTTCGTTTGGATCAAGAAATATAAATCGGGCGGAAATTTTTACGGCATGGGAGCATACACTCGCGCAAATGCTGAGGTGTGCTTGCTGGGAGTAACGCCGGGATTCAAGGCTAAAGAAATGGTCAAAAGCCATTCGGTGCATCAGGTGATCGAATCGCCGATACAGGCACACAGCGTAAAGCCGGACGAAACAAGACACAGAATCGTTGAATTGCTGGGAGATGTCCCTAGAATAGAACTTTTTGCCCGTCAACGTGTTCCTGGTTGGGATGCGTGGGGCGACGAAATCGAAGAAATGGAGGAATGAATCATGCCGAACTGGTGTGAAGGCAAACTTAAAGTCCGTGGCAAGAAAGAAAACATTATGAAGTGGTTTTCCGAATGTGTCGCAGTAATGGAACCAGACGTTGAAAAAGGAAAACCTCTTTACGAAGCTCTTATTTTTAAGAAAGACGTAAACGGCGTATCCATTGCCTATGATGCAGAGCTTGACGAACTTCATATTGTCGTAAAGCGAGATGCCTATATCGCAGGAACCAGACGAAATTTTGTCGAGAAGTATGAAAATGATTTCTCTTTTGGAGCAAAAGATGGGAAAGACATTATCGTCTTACCCGTAAAAGCCGCCTGGGCACTGGAATCTGAACCGTATGAAGAATTGTCAAAAAAGTATGGTCTCGATTTCAGGTTTTACGGGTATGAGTGCGGTATGGAGTTTAACCAGGAAATCGAAGTTGTCGACGGAGAAACAACAATTGACCGAGAAATTCAATATGATGACTATTATTGGGAATGCCCTGACCCGATGCTGGGAGGTTGATAACATGATCCAAACCTGGACACCTGACACCAACGAGCCGGAACTGCCGGACTACCGCACCGTCAAGGCGTGGTTCCAGCAGTGCAGAGATCTGGCGGAGCAGGTCGAGGCCCAGAAGCAGAAGATCCAGCGCATCCGGGACACTGCTGAAAAGTGCACCCAGAGCATGAGCGGGATGCCGATGGGCGGTGGAGCCGGTGACAAGGTGGGATTTGCCGTGGAGAGAATCGACACAGAAGAACGGAACCTCAAGCAGATGGAGCTTGATCTCTGTGAACTGCGCATCGAAGCTGCCCGGCGGGCCTACTGCCTGAGTGGGTCTGCACGTGCTCGTAAACAAGCTGACTGCATCTATGATTATTACGTCCAGAACCTGTGCCAACGCAAAATCGCGGAGAGCGTTAGTTTTAAAAACGTCAATGCCGTTTCCGTCTATATCCGGGAGGGGATGGAGGCACTTGCTGAAATTTGGGAAAATATCCAAACTGACCAATAAAACGCACATTATTTTGACACTTGTTTTGTGCCGTTTGAATCGACATTTGTGCTAACTTCCTGTATCATGGCATAAGTGGAACCGCGCAAAGCGGTGCGCCGCTTCTCAGCAGCTTCCAAAGCGCGGCCCCGTACGGATTCTCCTTTCGTTCATGCCGCTTAACGCTTTTTCGCTTTGACACCGTGCTTTGCGGGCTGCTTCTATGCGAGAAATGGTGTCCAGACCGACCATGGAGGTTTAGGCGCAGTTCAAGTCTGCAATCTCGCACCGAACGCCGTAAAGTCTGTAACGCGGCAAGTCTGACGCATGGAGTGATTCACCACCGGTGTGCGGGTGGGTGTGGAATTCCTGAAATCTTGCCCACGCCCTGAAACCTCCGCCCGTGAACAGCAGCACCGGAAATCCGAGCGGGCCAGCATGCCCCGCAGGATGTGCGTCAACTCAAGCAGCCCCGGCGGCGAACCGTGGGCTGTTTTTATTTGCTATATGGCCGCCTGAGCGCAATGTGGAGCGCGGTGCGTGTGTGTAGGNGTAGAGCAGCGGTCTCCAAAACCGCAGGTTGCAGGTTCGAGCCCTGCCTGGAGTGCCAGACTTTGCATGACCGGGGGACGGCATGCAGAGAGTAGCGGGGCATCTGGCCGCAAAAGTTCCAGATGCAGCGGCAACGTCTTACTGTCCGGTAAAAGCAGATAACGGCGTTGCTGCTTATATGCCGTCATAGCTCAACTGGAAGAGCGCCGCCCATTTAAGGCGGGACAACGCTGGTGACACCACATGGCTTTTACAACCCGATACATCCGAGGCACTTAACTATGCCCCGGCGGGGGCCTGTGGGTGCCGGTTCAAATCCGGCTGACGGCTACCGTGATTTTTAGCTTGAAATAGCTTGAGATTTAGCTTGAGCAATTTCGGGCTTTTTATTTTGCACGGAAGGAGAATAACATGATTCAGAAAGAGCTGCTGAAATTACCGGTCGAAGATCTTGTTCCGTATGAGAACAACCCGCGCGTGATCTCCCCGGAAGCTGTGAACGCCTGCGCGGAAAGTATGCGGCAGTGTACCGCGCTTGACCCCATTGAGGTGGACGAGAACAACGTCATCCTCAGCGGACACACCCGCCGTCTTGCTCTGATGCAGCTCCATGTGGACATGGCCGACGTGGTGCGATACACCGGCCTTACCGAAGAACAGAAGCAGAAATACCGTATCCTCGCAAACAAGACCGGTGAAATGTCTGGGTGGGATTTCGGAAAACTTGAACAGGAACTGGCAGAAGTGGACTTTGGCGACTTTGACTTTGATTTCGACCTTCCAGACAGTGGAGCCAATGAAACGCAGGTTGCTGAGGATGAAGCACCAGAAGTTGACGAAGCCGCGCCGCCAAAGGCGAAGCTGGGGGATATCTGGAAATGCGGCAGGCATCGCGTTATGTGCGGGGACAGTACTAATGAAGAAAGCGTCAAAACCCTTATAGGGGGGGCGCAGGCCGATATGTTGCTTACAGATCCACCGTATAACGTGAACTATGGAGCAGTGCGAGATGTAAGCGAGGCAGTAAAAAGGCACAAAAGAACGGATGGCCTGCTCATACAGAATGACAACATGGGAGATGAGGAATTTAGAGAGTTCTTGACCAGTGCTTTCAGAAACGCCAACGCTGTAATGAGACCTGGCGCTGTTTTCTATATTTGGCACGCAGATGGAGAAGGGTACAACTTCCGAGGTGCATGTAGAGACGTTGGATGGACTGTAAGGCAATGTTTGATTTGGAACAAAAACACGTTATGCATTGGGAGGCAGGATTACCAGTGGAAGCATGAGCCTTGCCTGTATGGATGGAAAGATGGCGCAGGACATCTATGGACAAGCGACAGAAAACAGACAACCGTTCTTGATTTTGACAGACCGGTTAAGAGTGAGCTGCACCCAACGATGAAACCTGTTGCGCTTTTTGACTATCAAATCAAAAACAACACAGAAAGCGGGAATATTGTCCTTGACCTGTTTGGGGGAAGCGGGACAACGTTGATCGCCTGCGAGCAGAACGGAAGAACAGCTTATCTCATGGAGTATGATCCGAAGTACGTTGATGTCATTGTGAAGCGATGGGAAGACCTCACGGGAGAAAAGGCCGTTCTTGTAAAAGAGGTGAGCTAAGATTGGCCGAAAAGGTAAATTCGAGCAGTGGTTAGAACCGGAAGGGCTAACGCTGCTTCGTGGGTGGGCAAGGGATGGCCTGAAAGACAAGCAGATTGCCGGGAATATGGGAATTTCAGTATCCACTCTCTGCGAATGGAAAAACAAATTTCCCGAATTATCGGAAGCTTTAAAAAAAGGCCGAGAAGTTGCGGACTACATTGTGGAGAATGAGCTGTTCGAAAGCTGCAAGACCCGCACCGTAACCGTAAAAAAGCCCATCAAACTGAAAAAGGTCATGGTGGATGGAAAAAAGCGGCTTGAAGAAGAACGCATCGAGTATGCGGAAGAGCAGGTCGTTGTGCCGGCCAACGTGACGGCTCAGATATTCTGGTTGAAAAACCGGCGGCCTGAAAAGTGGGCAGGTGTGCCGGAAGAAACGAGGGCAAAGGAGCATGACGACGATGGTCTGCTTGAGGCCCTGAGCGCTGCCGCAGGTATCAGCCCGCCGGACGACGTGGAAATGCTGCCGGAGGAAGAGGACAACCATGCGGAAAAGTAACGGCTTTCGCTGGAAAGCCCTCAGCCAGCGGCAAAAGCAGGTCTTGAGCTGGTGGACACCGCAGAGCGCATACAGCGGCTACAACGGCATCATTGCTGATGGCGCTATCCGCTCGGGCAAGACCTTTGCCATGAGCTTTTCGTTCGTACAGTGGGCTATGACCTGCTACAGCGGCCAGCAGTTTGCCATGTGTGGCAAGACCATCGCCAGCTTCCGGCGCAACGTGATGGGCACGCTCAAGCAGCAGCTTGCAGCCCGTGGCTACAGAGTCAAGGAGCACCGGGCAGAAAACTGCATGACCGTCAGCAAGGGTGGCAGAACCAACGAGTTTTACTTTTTCGGCGGCAAGGACGAGAGCAGCCAGGACCTGATCCAGGGCATCACCCTTGCCGGTGCATTCTTCGACGAGGTGGCCCTGATGCCGCAGAGCTTCGTCAATCAGGCCACAGCCCGATGCTCTGTCACCGGGTCAAAGTTCTGGTTTAACTGCAACCCGGGCAGCCCGCAGCACTGGTTTTATCTGGAATGGGTGCGCAAGTGCCGTTCCCGCAAGATGATGTATCTCCATTTTACGATGGACGACAACCTGTCGCTTTCTGAGGACATCAAGGCCAGATACCGCAGCCAGTACAGCGGCGTTTTCTATCAGCGCTACATTCTGGGCCTGTGGACGGTGGCCGAGGGCCTTGTATATGACATGTTCGACCGCAAGAAGCACGTCGTTGATGAGCTGCCGGAGCTGTCACCAAAGAGCGTCTATGTGGCGTGCGACTTTGGCACCCAGAACGCAACGGTTTTTTTGCTATTCCAGAAGCAGGCAGATGCAGACTGCTGGATCGTCACCCGGGAGTACTACTACAGCGGCCGGGAACAGAAGCGGCAAAAAACCGTGGGCGAGTACGTCACAGACCTCAAGGCGTGGCTGAATGGTCTCAAGCCGGAGAGGATCATCGTTGACCCCTCTGCCCTGCCCTTGATTACAGAGCTGCGCAAGAACGGCTTTACTCAGACACCAGCAAACAACGACGTTCTGAGCGGCATTCTGGACGTACAGACCATGCTGCAGACCGGGCGGCTGAAGATCTACAAAGACTGCAAGCACACGCTGGAAGAGTTCGGCGTGTACGCTTGGGATCCGGATAAAGACGACACCGTGCTGAAGGTCAACGACCACTGCATGGACGCTATCCGCTATTTCGTGCGCACAAAGCGCCTTGTGAAACTGAGGGATTGATTTTGAGCACTGTATACACATTCCAGACTTTCCAGCAGGCGCAAGCCGCCGGGGAACAGCCTGATTTCATCCGGCGCTTTGTGCAGCAGCACTGCGCTTCCAAGCCCTACAAGATGGCTCTGGACGCCGACCTGTACGATGCCCAGAAAAACCCGGGGGCTGAACGCTTCGCGCAGGCCTACGCTTTGATGCTGCAACGCCTATCCAAAAACACCAAGCAGGACACCCCACACCCCGATATGGTCAAGAGCAATCTTTTCCGGCGGCTCAACAAGCAGCGGGCGACCTACTCCCTCGGCAACGGTGTGGTCTTTGCAGACGAGGGCGTGGACAAGGGCAAGCTGGGGCAGAACTTTGATGAGCAGATCCAGAAGGCCGGATATTTCGCCCTGATCCACGGCGAGAGCTTCGGATTCTGGAACAACGACCACTTGGTGGTTTTCAAGTTGACCGAGTTTGCGCCCCTGTACGATGAGAAGACAAGCCTTTTGCAGGCGGGTGTGCGCTTCTGGCGGCTGAACCCGGACACAGATATGCACTATATCCTGTACGAGCTGGACGGCTTCACTGAGTACACGGAAAGCAAAATCGGCAATGTGATGCAAGAGACAACGCCGAAGCAGGCATACAAGAGCGTGACCGTCACCACACCCGGCGGCGGGCTGGAAAGCGTAGAGGGCGAAAACTACAGCGCTCTTCCCATTGTGCCGCTGTGGGGCTCCGACCTGCACCAGAGCACGCTTGTGGGCTTGAAAGCCTACATTGACAACACCGATCTGGTGATGTCCGGCTTCTGCAATGACCTGCAGGACTTTTCGCAGATCTACTGGCTGTGCGAGAACTTCAACGGCATGACCGATGACGAACTGCAGGAGTTCCTTGTCAAGCTGAATCTGTACCACATTGCAGGCGCAGACACCAGCGAGGGCGGCAAGATCACCCCCTACACCACCGAGATCCCTGTGACGGCCCGGCAGGCTCTGTTGGAGCTGCTCCACACCCGGGTGTATGAGGACTTCGGCGGTCTGGATGTGCACTGCGTGAGTGCAGACAGCACCAACGACCATCTGGATGCAGCCTATGAGCCGCTGAACCAGAACGCAGACGACTTCGAGGCGCAGGTCAAGCCGTTCATCCGGCAGATCTGCGCACTGGCTGGCTTTGAAAACGCTATGCCGACATTCAACCGCAGCAAGATCACCAACACAGCTGAGCAGGTCAGCATGGTGATTTCCGAGGCCGCCATCATCGGACAGGACATGGCCATCGACCTGCTGCCCAACCTCACCCCGGAACAAAAGGAGCAGGCCAAGGCCGCGCTGATGGCTGAGAGCGCAACACGGGAGACCGTGGGCGAGGGGGAGGGAGACGG